CTGCCCAATTAATGAGAGCCGGCGTAGCACTGCTAGCCGGCTACACATTAACCCAACACGGACGTAAGAACGTCCGCGTTCGACGCGTTGCAAAGCCAGATGACCAATCAGTCATCGGGCTAGGCCTTTCAGTAAAATACTGAAAGATCGCGTCGTCGCCTCGGTTAGGACTTCTAGTCTCTCTGCCTCGCGGCTGGAGACAGAAGTATTCCCTCCGATGGAGATCCTTCGAGAATCGCACCTTTAGGTGTCTATTCTTTAAGGGGCCATAAGAGGCAAAACCGAAGCATCCTGAGTCCGCCGCCACTTCTGCTATATTTGAGTATAGCTGAAGTACCGTCGATTTGATCTTTCGCGCACATGCAAAGTAACCTGCATTATACAGGTTGTTCGCTGTAGCGACGGATGAGATCACGGACTCAGGACGGGAGACTGAAGGTTGCTTAAGGACGTACGTCGGCGTAACGTTTACGCCAGCGAACGCATCAACGCCGCAAGACTCACGGAACCTCCCGGTCCCGAACGTCTTAGCTTCGTTGACCTTAAGACCTACTCTTTCGAGTATAACCTTCAGGACACCCACACTGTCTGTGGGGACGACAATGTCGTCTCCAAAGACATGGACCGACCCAAACAACTCGTCTAGCGATCCATAGGCCGCGCGATGCTTCCGTACGAATAGTACGGCTGTCAAAGCGAGTCCTAGGAAGACTATACTTTGGATTGGGAAGGTGCAGGCGGATCCCATACACGCGAACTTCCGAAGATAGTGATATCTCGGTAGACGCGAGTCGATGGTATTAACACACCATCGAGTACGCACGGAACGCAACGCATCTAATAAGGATTTATTCTTACGAAATGCGCAGCCTACGAGCATACAAGAAAGCCTATCGGAAGCGTCCGACAGATCAACTGTCGCTAGCTTGCCGGAGGCGGATCCCTGTAAAGCAGCCGTTTGGTTGAAAGATTGATCACCGAAGTGAATAAATCTTCCAAGAGCGGTTTGCTTAACGCGGTGTTCCAGAAAAGAACGAATAAGTTGCTGGCACCATTGATGGCTTACAGGCTCACTGGCGATTAGCCGGGGAGCCTTCAGCGTCTTTGGGACCATAATCAACTTAGACGGTGCCTCGTTTCGTGAGAAACGAGACTCATCTGGATCCTGCGCAAACGTCGCCCAGAGATTCATATTGGCAAAGCCAAATGAATCAATAGGAAAGACGCTTGACAGTTTATCAGGCCATGTAGGAAAGTCGTATTTGCTACGACCAACTTGCATGTCTGATACTGCACCAGGTCCGTGCTTCGCCTGCCAATCCATTGGATCAAAAGATCCGATGGTAGACGATAAGAGATCGAACACCTCTTGACAAAGAGGCATCCAATACTTATCGGCTAGGGAGCTTTCTTCTTCCAGGCTTTGTAAACCCGGAAGAGCAACTTGATGACTATCACGATGGTATCTATCATAGATGCCTCCGTCTGGCCATCCAAGTCCCCAGTCGTCCCATTCGGGGCAACTAGGAAGCTCTTGTTCAACTGTGAAGAACTGCTTGAGGACATTATATTTCCTTTCGGCAGTGGCCTCGATTTTGAACTTCTTCGCTAGGTATAGCACCTGGCGAATGGTTCGGATCGCTGCAACGTCACAGTCCTGGCGAAGCACACCAGAAACGTCGAAAACGCGTAAGATCATCCCCTTGAGAAAACAAGGGATTGGTCTCTCGGAAGAACGTACCCCAAAACAGGGTATATTCGACCTTGTCAGACGCCCTTCGGATAAGCATTTATCAAAATGTTTACCGAAGTCGACCATGTCAATCATCAGATGATGAATGCCACGGCGCTCGACGTTGGACAGGAGGCGTGAGAAGTCACGCTCCAAGTCCTTTCTGTTGTGGGGATGTCTATCAAGAAGATCTTTGAAGATCGACTGATATACTCCCTGTAAGAACGCAACGTGGCCGTTACTCATAGTAAGTCTCCTTATCTATGAAACCACGGCCTGGTACAGCTCTCCTCACTCACGAAAGAAGTTCGAGAAGGAGTCTTACGACTCCCAACCGAGCAGCTTCGCTGCGATGCCACCTGCTTTTACCATGTAAAAGCTCATGGCTTCGCTGAGGTCAATCATGTCGGCCGAGACGCCGTTCGGATCATTTCTGATCGTAAACGTAATCTCGGTTGTCGACCCGATAGTATCGGGGGCGACCGGTTTAACAAAGCGAGTGAACGTCACAGAGTGACGCGCATAAGCTTGTGTGCCGGCCTTGACGTTGTCGTTGCTATGCCGCACTTTCGCGCGGTATTGAACAAGAGTTTCGTCAAGGAAATACTCGGAAGAGTACCCGTCCTGATTGATAAGAGGAAGCACTTTGGCGGTTCCACCGGAACCGTCCAAAGTGATAGTTAGAGATGTACCAAGCGACATGCTTTCTTACTCCTAGTGCGATTACCGTCCAATCCTTTGGACGGCAAGCGCGCCTAGGATCGACAGTTGCTTACCGCTTAGAAACGGTAAGTTGGTGTTGAGGAAGGCAGCAGGCTGGGATCTACCTTTAGACTCCAGCTGACTGTTGCAGGTACCTCCAGTGACGGGTTGAGAATCAACTCGGGCAACGGAGTACGTAGTGGTCGTTTGTTTCATAATATTTACGTGCGTCGCAATTGCGGGCACTTGATTATTATGGGCCTCCAGAAAATTCTGAACGCCAAGAAACCAGTCCGCCATCCACGACCAGGGAAGTAATTCCCAAGCCGTAAGAAGCGGAGCTGAAGGATTCAAGCCCGATACGAGCTCGAATGCCTTACGACGTAACTGCGCAGAATCTCGAAAACCAGGTAACGGTGCTGTAGGTTTCCACCTTACGGTGCCCCAAGCCTTCGTTTTGGTATACTTTGACGTACGATACGTCAAATTATTAAAGTTCCCGATCGTATAGGTCCCACTTCCGTGGGCCTGCGCCGAGGACTCAGCGAGATTCATCCTGCGTTTGAGACCTGAAGATGAGTAAAGACGTTGCAGTTCCTTAACTCTTTGAGAGGTGAGGTTCTGAAAGTCTAACATCTTTTCGACATCGCGAATGAACGGGAGAAGACCGAATTGAAAGTACAAATAGGTCGCCCCAACGTTTCGTATGCGTCCATACCTGGACACAAACTGACGGGGGCTCTTATTTGCAAAATTAATTACGAGTCTTCCCGCATCACGAACCATGCCGGGCAGGTCCTTGAGTTCCCCAATGAAGGTGGGAAGGCTAACTACGGCTCGACTAGGATTAGTCCTAGCGAGTAACGTAGAAGCCAACGCACCGTCAGAAGGGATGCTCGTAGTTAGATGTGAACCCCATACCGCGAATAGGAAGGAAGAATCGACATATCCATAGAATCTGTTCTTAAAAGAACCATTCGTGGATTGCCCATTCATCGGTACCACGTTGTGCCTCACGTGAGTGATGGCCAGCGGGTTATCGATGTCCTTCGAACCGGTAGAATCTATAGAAGTCGAAGTAGACTTCAATAGGCTACCATCCTTATGATCATAGAGCGTAGACCCGGAATAGTAATCAACTCTTCCAGGACCTACGACACCAGTCGTACGGACGCGAGTACGAGACACAGCTAATCAACCTTCCTCGATAGGACACGGAATGTGTAGGCTCATGCCTGGCTGCGATCATCAAAACTTTTTCTATAAATAATCTCATTAACGTAATTCTTAT